TCTCTTACTAATAGATCTGAATCGTTTTTAGAGGTTATATTTAATGAATCTATAAAGGTTTTAACCTCTTCTTCTGTTATAGGTTCAATATACTTTGGAAACCCTATTTCAGATAAAGTATATCCACGCTCAAAGGCAAATTTACGAACATAAGGAATTAAACCAGTATAAACTGTCTTACGAAGTAAATCATAAAGACGTGTTTTACCATCCCATATACGTGCTCTGTACTGTGGTGTAAAATGGGCTCCTGGAACATAGAATGTAAAGTATTCTGAAATTTCTTTTTCTATACCTAAGTCATCTGAGAATACACGAACGTGCGTTTCAGTATAGTTTTCGATTGTAATTTGGGATTTAGTATCTTGAGACATTAAGCACCACTAACGAACTTTTTCCACTCTAATGAATTCCTTATAATCCAATCTCGTGACTTGATCTGTTGCAATATAGATTCAAGAAGTTCTTGTATGCTCGATAAATATTCAATTTTAAGTTTGGCTTTAATTAAATCAGCATCACCATTTAGAAATTCATCCATTTCATTTCTTAATGGTTTTATACCTTGCCACTGTTCCCAGCCAGCAAGTTCTAATTCACTCTTACTCATCTCACCACGATAATATCTAAATTTCTTAACACGCATACTATTATATTCAGATTGTGCTGATGTAATACGATGCTTATATGAAATGAGTAAGTTTAAATATTTTGAATGTAAAACAGGTGTGCGAACAGACTCTCGATCTAAATGATTATCGTCTATTATGCAGTCTTGTTTCCATTGTTCTTGTATTTCTTCAAGTGTCATAATCTCAATTATACTATAAAAAAGCTTGTAAGTAAAGTCTTATTTGACAGTTTTTTCGTCAAAAACGTGATACATTACACAACTTTCGCCTGATGGAACAGTTAATGTCACAATCGTTTCTTTTGGGTGTTTAATATTTCGATATTCAATTAATACAAAAACTACAGGTCCGTCTTTAAGTGCTGATTGGCGTCCATTATAAGTTTTGAAAGGAATCCATTGTCCATTTTGTAAATGTTTATCAAGTAATTCTGCTGATGTACATGTGACTGGAATTTCTTGTATTTCGGATCCTCTAGGATATGGTACAAATTGTTCTGAAGCAAATGTGTACCTAATATCGTATAATAATACGATTAAGCAAATGAATAATGTAATGAGTATTTTTTGCATTAAACAGTCTCTTTCTTTAAATTGATTAATAGACTGTCGAGGAAGTAGGACTCTGTATTGTAAAATAACTATATCTTAAAGTCACACTATTCGTTATATAAGTCACATCAGTGTTTTTTGAGTCGAATGTCATCGACGACAACCCTGTTGGAAACATATCTTTAAACGTAATTATTTTACTAATTGCGTTATTATTATTTAGTATTAATAGTGTACCATCTGAATAATTTTTTGCTAATTCTTTTAAATTGGCTTTATAAGCTTCAGTGTCGGTAGTTGGAAAATTTAGATATTGTTCATAGTTTCTTGGTTTACCAAGAGCAACCATCCAACGATAAAGTGCAAGATAATTTTCCATATCTTCATCTACAATAAATTCTAAATTACAGACACCATAAGTAAGTTTTTCTCCTGGAATGAATACATCTGAAAGTGGTGTTGATTGAGTCACTTCGCCTAATGTAAGATCAGGTATATTAATCGACTGAACGAAATAATTTACATTTGGAATACGTGCAAATGCAAATGAAAATCCGTTAGGATTAAGTGGATTAGTGTTTGATGGTTTATTGATAGTTTTAAGAGTCATGATATAATTATTTAGTATAAATGAAAAAGGGGGAGACTTTCATCTCCCCCTTAGAATTATATAATCAACCTTAACAAATTACATTAAGTTTGTCACTGCTACTTTTCTGTAGTAGTAGTTTGAACTAGCTTGTAAGTTTGTGTTGTTGCCATCAAGTTGTACAAATGGGTTTGACACCATTCCGTATCTTGTCTTGAACGCAATTTTTGGTTGGAATGTAGAAGGATCTACTGCACGTACCAATTGTAATGGAACGTATGGGCAATAGAAGATACCAGCATCAAATGCTGAACTACCTTTATATCCTACTAATAACAACTGAGTTGCAGCTGAGTTAGCAGAATATGGATCTACAAACACTTTGTAGCGACCATTTAGGACACCAGCAAAAGTTGTAGAAGCTTCATCTACATTTAAATTAGTTGAAAGAGCTGGAGCATAGTCCAAAGCACCCGACATTGCTAACGCACTCGCAACATCAGAAGAAGCAATAATGAAATTACCTTTTCCTCTACGAGTTTGTTGAGCGATCGCATTTGCTTCTCTCTCTACTTGGAATAATAATCCTTTGAATTTTTCAACTGACCATCTTCCATTTGAATCTACATCAAGATCAAAAGTACCAGCAGTTGTTGTGCCGACTTGTGCTCCTGTTTTAGCTACTGCGTAAATTGTTCTAATTACTTCTCTATTGATTTCCGCAAGGATTTCAGTAGATAGGATATTTGATAATTCACTCTCAGCATCTAAACCATGCACTGATTTTAGATCTTGTGCTAATTCAACTGTGTACTCAGCTTTTAAAGCACGAGTTTTCGCAGTCACTGAAGTTTTCTCGATTGAAAACGCCATTTGATTGAACGTTCCTGAATCGCCTAATCCTTCAGCATCAGTTGTTGCTAAACCAGAACCAGTTGTATAGCCACCAGATACTGGATTTGAACCAGCATGAGTTCCTGTACCACCGAAGTCTGTATCAGCTTCGTTGAATAATGCTTCAGTACCATTCTGAGCTGTATATCTGCTTTTCATAGCAAATATTAAGCCAGTTGGTTGTGTCATTGGCTGAACTCCGCAAACGTCATAAGCGATCATTTGTGGAATTGCACGACGTACTAATGAGATAAGTACTGGATCAAACTTCGCTACTCCTGAAGTGTCTGGTAAAGCACCAGCAGCATTCGCGTGAGTTGCTTCAAAAAGTGCTTGCTTCTCTTCATTGATTGATTTCTCTTGGTTTTCCAAAAGAACAGCAGTCACTTCTTTTCGGTAAGCATCTTTAATAGGTGCTACACCTGCGTGATCTAATACTGGAGCCCATTTTTTTAATAGATCTGATCTATTTTTCATTTTGTTTCTCCGTTATTATTGTTGTTTAAATTTGTTTCTTTGAGCGATTTAATAGATCTGCATAAGCAGCTATTTTTACGTCAGTTATTTTAGCTGACTCGTTTATAACGATTGGCTCATCAGTCACTATTGTATCTACTATCGATTTAGTAGAATTTTGAGTCGCAGACAATGCTGAGAAATAATTATCTCTTATTGTCTGTACTTTTTTCTCAAAAGATGCATCATCTTCAAATGTCAGCTCTTCAGCTAACGATTTAAGTTTTTCTGCATCCGTTGACACTAGATCTTTTGAAGCTGCTGTGATGATTTCATTTTTACGTAAATCACTAAATGCTTTTGAAATTTTAGCATTTTCAGCTGTTGCTTCATCAAGTTTTTTCTTGGTAGTATTAAGTTGATCTTGAAGATCTGAAAGTACATCAAATCTTTCATTTGGTACTTCAATGTAATGGTCTTCGAATAAATTTCTTAAACCACTTACAAATTCTTCAAGTATTTCAGTCTTAATACCTGATTCAAGAGCGATTTCATTTTGTAAGACCCACTGCTCAACTACATAGCTGAGATATCCATCAACTTTTTCAATCAGGCTCTCTTTGATAACTGACATGTTTTTAACATTTTCAGTTTTCAATTCATTTGAAATACGAGCAACCTCGTCTTTTACTCTATTGATTACTACGTTTTCGAATATTACTTTTGCTTTTGCTTTAAAATCTTCTGATAGTGTTTCACCTTTTAATAATGCCGCAACATCAGCAGATACATCTACTTTGATTGATTCATTAGTTTTTTCGTTCATTTTCACTTCGTCTGGTTTTTTAGCATTTTTCTCTTTAATTTTTTCTTCATCGTCTTCTTCTGATTCAGATTCAGATTTCATTTCTTTTTCATCTTCATCTTCTTCATCATTTTCTTCTTTGTCGTCAGACTCTGATTTGACTGCTTCTTTTTCAGCCTTAGCTTTTTCTTCTTCTTCTCTTTTTTTCTTTTCTTCTTCTGTTTCTTCTTTAACAGATTCTTTTTCTTTTTCAGCTTTAGCTTTTTCTTCAGCTTCTCTTTTAGCTTTTTCTTCTTCAGTTTCTTCTTTAACAGCGTCTTTCTTTTCTTCTTTATCTTTGATTGCTTTTTGCAATTCTGGTGGTAAAGTTTTTTGTTTGTCTGTTAATTCTTGTTCTTTAACTGCGTCAGCTTTTTCTTTTTCAGCTTTTGCTTTTGCTTCGTCTTCAGCTTTTTTCTTTTCGTCGTCAGTCATTTTTACTTCTTTTTCATTATTTTCATTAACTTTTTTTCTATTTCTATACATGCTTTTTGGTTTTGTTTGCTCTGATGTATCATATCTACCAACTTCATCATCATGAATGACTTCATGTCCCATATGTTTGCCATCAATTCCTGATGCATCAAAAATAGCATCTTGTTGAGATTTTGTTAAATGTCCATTGTGCGATTTAATTCTTTTTTTAATTTCATCATCAGAATAATCTCCGTCAATTTCACTTCTTTTTAAAGGTATAGTCCAGCCATGTCCATCAACTGTGCCAGTCCACTTATGAGTATAATTGGCTTCAGTAATTGGTTCTTTTTTATCTGAAAAAGTAATTTCTTTTTCTTTTTCATCTTCTTTTTTCTTATCATCTGTGTTAGGAGCCACTTCTGATTCAGATTTAGTAGATGCTTTTTCTGCTTCTGCCTTTGCCTTTTCTTCTTCTTCTCTTTTTTTCTTTTCTTTTTCTTTTTCTTCTTTCT